ACCCCTCAGTCCGACTGGTGCCGGACAGCTCTCCCGGAGGGAGAGCCAAGGAGGGCGGCCCCCTCAGTCACGGCGGCAGGCCGCCGTGACTGCTCCACCCTGAAAGGGCGCAATGCGCCCTTTCAGGGGAGCCGGGGGACGAATCGCACCGGCAGGGTGTACACCGCGCCAGTGTGTGCAGAAAGTGAATTGCCGAAAAGAATACGGATTCCCACACCAGTGTGCACACTGGTTCGGAATGACAGAAATTCTCTTCGGCAAGAGATGCCGGCCTGGCCCGCTGGCTCGCAACGACGGAAAGATCGTGGCCGGCATCGCAGGGGCGGCGCGCAATTCCCTCGCGGTAAGCCGGGGGAGGCGGAAGGAGTGGGAAGAAATGGCGGAGCTGAAGCTGCCGCAGCCCAGTGAGAAGCAGAGGCAGTTTCTGCTGGACGAGCACAAATACGTGGGCTACGGCGGGGCGCGGGGCGGCGGCAAGAGCTGGGCCGTGCGGGTCAAGGCGGTGCTGCTGTGCCTGAGATACGCGGGAATCAAGGTGATGATCGTGCGCCGGACCTACCCGGAGCTGCGGGAAAACCACATCCTGCCCCTCTGCGCCATGCTGGGCTGCTACAGCCCGGAAAAAGAGCGCATCGCCAGCTACAACGACAGCCTGAAAATGATCTCCTTCCCCAACGGCAGCCGCATCCTCTTCCGCTACCTGGAAAACGACCGGGACGCCCTGCGCTTTCAGGGCAGCGAGATCGACGTACTGTTCGTGGATGAGGCCACGCAGCAGTCCGAGGAGCGGATGGAAAAGCTGCGGGCCTGTGTGCGCGGCGTCAACGACTTTCCCAAGCGCGTCTACTACACCTGCAACCCCGGCGGGGAGGGCCACGCCTGGGTCAAGCGGCTGTTCATCGACCGCCGCTTCAAGGAGGGCGAGCGGCCCGAGGACCACAGCTTTATCCAGGCCCTGGTGACCGACAACCGGGCGCTGATGGAGGCCGACCCCGACTACATCCGGCAGCTGGAGGCCCTGCCGCCCAAGCTCCGGGCCGCCTGGCGCTACGGCAGCTGGGAGGTGTTCGAGGGGCAGTTCTTTGAGGACTTCCGTATCACGCCGGATCTGAACGCCGCCCGGGCGGCCGGGTGCGAGCTGGGCGAGGAGGAGCTGAAAAAGCAGGGCCGCTGGTGCCATGTGATCGAGCCGCTGGACCTGGCGGCCGGGCCCAGGAGAGGCTGGCGCATCCTGAGAAGCTACGACTTCGGCTACGGCAAGCCTTTCTCCTGCGCCTGGTGGGCCGTGGATTACGAGGGCGTGATCTACCGCGTCCTAGAGCTCTACGGCTGCACCGGCACCCCCAACGAGGGCCTGCGCTGGACCCCGGACCGCCAGTTTGAGGAGATCGCCCGCATCGAGCGGGAGCACCCCTGGCTCCGGGGAAAACAGATCGAGGGCGTGGCCGACCCCGCCATCTGGGACGCCAGCCGCGGCGAGAGCATCGCGGACACCGCCGCCCGCTGCGGCGTGTGGTTCACCCCCGGGGACAACAAGCGCATCCCCGGCTGGATGCAGTGCCACTACCGGCTGCAATTTGACAAAGAGGGCTACAGCCGGATGTACGTCTTCTCCAACTGCAGGGCCTTCATCCGCACCATCCCCTTGATGATGTTTCACAAGTCCAGACCCGAGGATCTGGACACGGAGCTGGAGGACCACGTGGCCGACGAGTGGCGCTATCTCTGTATGTCGCGGCCCGTCAAGCCCCTGGCGGAGCGGGAGGAGACCGAGGTGCTGATCGACCCGCTGAAGAAGGAAACGCTGAAAGGGCGGTGAAGGCGTCAACGGCCCTCTCCGTCACGGCTGCGCTGTGCCGCCACTCCCAGAGGGAGAGGCAAGAAGCGCAGAATAAAAAGGAGTACAACATGAATGAGACGATGATTTTGCCGGTGGATGAAAAGCGGCTGCGGGAGTTCACCGGCATCCTCCAGAAATACAAGGCGGGCAAGGCCAGCATCGAGCGGCGCACTGTGGCCAGCGAGAACTGGTGGAAGCTGCGCAACAGCGCGGAGGAGCGGAAAAATACCCAGGGCCAGGAGGGCTTTCAGGCGGTCTCGGGCTGGCTGCACAACGTGATCGTGTCCAAGCACGCCGACGCCATGGACGCCTACCCCGAGCCCAACATCCTGCCCCGGGAGCCCGACGACCGGCCCGAGGCCAGGATCCTGACCAAGGTGCTGCCCGTGATCCTGGAGCAGAACGGCTTCGAGAAGACCTACTCCGACGCCATGTGGCAGAAGCTCAAGACCGGCACCGGCGTGTACAAGGTCTTCTGGGACCCGGAAAAGGCCGGGGGCCTGGGCGATATTGCCATCGAGCGGGTGGACCTGCTCAACGTGTTCTGGGAGCCCGGCGTCGGAGATGTTCAGGAGAGCCGGTATTTCTTCCACACCAGGCTGGAGGACAACGAGGAGCTGGTCGAGCGCTATCCGCAGCTGGAGGGCAAGCTCAAAAGCCTGAGCTTTACCGCAACGCGCTTTCTCTACGACGACAGCGTGCCCACCGACGGCAAGTCCACGGTCATCGAGGTCTACTACAAAAAGCGCGAGGGCGGGCGGAGCGTGCTCCACTACTGCAAGTACGTGGGCAGCACGCTGCTCTACGCCACCGAAAACCAGGCGGCGGAGGATCCGGAGATCCTCGCAGGCGCGGGTCTGTACAACCACGGGCTCTACCCCTTTGTGTTCGACAGCCTGTTCCCCGTGGAGGGGAGCCCCTGCGGCTACGGGTTCATCGACCTGTGCCGCAACAGCCAGACCCAGATCGACCTGATCCAGACCGCGTTTCTCAAAAACACCATGGTGGGCGCCACGCCCCGCTACTTCCAGAGAGTGGACGGGGCGGTCAACGAGGAGGAGTTTCTCAATCTCGCAAACCCCATCGTCCACGTCAACGGCAACCTGGGCGAGGACAGCCTGCGCATGGTGGATTACCGCCCGCTGAGCGGCCACTATCTCAATATGCGCACCAGCCTTGTCAACGAATTGCGGGAGACCTCCGGCAACACGGAGACCTCCGCGGGCCTGGTCAACACCGGCGTCACCGCGGCTTCTGCCATCGCCGCCCTCCAGGAGGCCAGCGGAAAGGGCTCCCGGGACGCAGCCCGGGCCAGCTACCGGGTGTACGCCCAGATCATCAATCTCTGCATCGAGCTGATCCGGCAGTTTTACGAGCTGCCAAGACAGTTTCGCATCACCGGCAGACTCGGCACCGAGGACTTTGTGGCCTACGACAACAGCCGTCTCAGGCCCCAGACCCTGGGCAGCTTCGGCGAGATCGACCTGGGGCTGCGGCAGCCGGTGTTCGACATCCGGGTGGTCCCGGCCAAGAGCAGCGCCTACAGCAGGCTGACCCAGAATGAGCTGGCGCTGCAGTTTTATCAGCTGGGCTTCTTCTCCCAGGAGCAGAGCGACCAGGCCCTGGCCTGCATGAGCATGATGGAGTTTGAGGGCAAGGACGAGCTGATGCAGCGCCTGGCCGCCAATGGCACCATGCAGCGGGAGCTGGCGCTCTACCAGCAGTACGCCCTGGCGCTGACCCAGAAGTACGAGCCGGAGCGGGCGGAGGCCCTGATGGCAGGCATCACCGGCGGCAGAAGCGCCGCACTGCCCGGGAAGCTGAAGCAGACCAGGGGCGGCCGGGAGGCCGGCCGCATCGAGAAGGCGCGCATCCGGGCCAGCAGCGCCGGACAGCCGGGAGGCGGCAGATGACGAGGGCGATCTATGATCGGGAGCAGCTGCGCCTGACCCTGGAGGGCCACGCCGGGGCCGGGCCCCGGGGGGACGATCTCGTGTGCGCGGCGCTGAGCATGCTGGCCATGACCCTGGAGAGACGCGTGCGGGAGAGAGAGGAAGAGTACCTGCCGGCGGTGAGCCGGGGGCCGGGGCGCTTTTGCGTGGAGTGCTTCCCGGAGGAGGAGTTCGAGGCCGGCTGCCGGGAGTGCTTTGACACCGTGGCGGCGGGGCTGGCTCTGCTGGCCGAAGAGCGGCCGGCGTTTGTGAGCCTGAGACAGGACGACGCGGAAGCGGGAGAGGAGAATGCCTGATGACACAGGAGACGGTGATTCAAAAGGAAGAAAAGAGCGTGACGGAAGCCCCCGCGTACGCCGGGACCATGGCCGCGCTGAAGCAGGCCGAACAGGAGCTGCCGGATTTTACTTCCAGCTATGACGGGGAGATCGGGAGGCTGTTCGAAAAGATCGTGCAGCGGCCCGCCTTTCAGTACGACCCGGAGGGGGACCCGCTGTTTAACAGCTACCGGGACCGCTATGTGCGGGAGGGGCGCCTTGCCATGCGGGATACCATGGGGCAGGCGGCCCATCTGACGGGCGGCTATGGCTCCAGCTACGGCCAGGCCGTGGGTCAGCAGCAGTACGACGCCTACCTCCAGAAGCTGGGCGACGCCATGCCGGAGCTCTACGGGGCGGCGCTCAAAAAGTGGCAGGCAGAGGGCGAGCAGCTCTCCGGCCAGTTCAGCGCGGCCTCCGCGCTGGCCGAGCGCGACTACGGCCGGGCCAGGGACAAGGCCGACCGGGCGGCCCAGATCGAGCAGAAGGGCTACGACCGGAGACAGACGGCCTACAAGAACCTGGTGGAGATCATCTCCAAGAGCGGCTATGAACCGAACAGCGCCGAGCTGAGCGCCGCCGGAATGAGCCAGGCCCAGGCGGAGGCCCTGCGGCAGGAGTATCTGCGCGTAAACGGGCTGCTGCCCTCCGGCGGCGGAGGCGGCGGTGGAGGCGGCATCGACTACTACTGGGGCGGCGGAAGCGGCTCCGGCAAGGCGAGCAAAGCCGCCGGAACCAGCGCCGAACAGACAAAGCTTGCCGCCAATGCCAAGGGCAGCGGCTCCGGCAGCGGCAAGAGCAGGAGAACCTGATACTGATACCTGATAATAATCTCAGATTCTTTCCGGCCAGAATTGCGTCATGCTTCGTTGAAGCCCTTGACCATATATATCCATTATGCTCTGCGGGCTTCGCCTTGCCTGACACAATTCTGCCTCGGAAATCATTTCCGACTTTTCTATCAGCCATCAGTATGAGAAGACAAAAGCCCTTTCGCCCCGCTGCAGAGGGGCATGAGATAAGGAGAAAACAGCATGGAAGAACAATGGCAGAGCCCGGAAACGTCTCCGGAGCAGAACGTACCAGAGGCGGAGACGGAGATCACACAGAGCCCGGAGGGAGACGAAACCGCTCCGGAGAAGACCGAAAAGCCCGGCTGGGAGGATATCCTGCGGGACCCGGAGTACCGGAAGTGCTACGACGCGGCGGTGCAGAGCATCGTGCAGCACAGGCTGAGAAACCGGTCGAACGCCGAGCAGAGGCTGGAACTGCTGGAACCGGTGCTGGAGGCACTGCGGGAGCGCTACGGCGGCGGGGAGAGTCTTGACGCCCAGGCGCTGGCAGAGTGCATCCGCGGCGACGGCACACGACAGCGGGAGGAGATCCGGGGACACCTGGACGCGCTGCTGGAGGAGGCGGCGCTGCTGCGGGAGAGCCTGCCGGACTTTGATCTGCTGCGGGAGCTGGAGGACCCGGCCTTCCTGCGCCTGACCGCGCCCCACAGCGGCGTGAGTCTGGCGGACGCCTACTACGCCAGGCACCGGGGCCGGATCGGCGAGCAGGCTGCGCGGCAGAGCCTGGAGGCCTTCAGCCGCAGCATGAGCCGCCAGGCGGCCAGACCCCGGGAAAACCACGGGGGACAAAGCGCCGCCCGGCTGGGGACGGACCCCAGAGGCATGTCCCGGCAGGAGAGGGAGGCGCTGAAGAAGCGCATCCTGGAGGCCGGAGCCCAGGGGCGAAAGCTCCCGGTCGGGGAGTGAACCGGCGGGGGGCTCCTCAGGCGCAGCGCCAGCTTTGCTTGCAGGGGAGCCAAGGAGGGAGCCAGACCCTCTCAGTCGCGGCGGGACGCTGCGACAGCTCCACCCGCGAAGGGCGCAATGCCCCAGAGGGGGAGCCAAGCTTGCTTATTCAGAACATAGAAAGGATGAAAGCATGATGAACCATATCTTTGACCTGCAGTTCTTTGCCGAGGCCGGCAGCCTCGTCAATGCGACCGGCGGCTTCGTCAACGCCGCCACCGGCGAACAGACCGCCTTCGACAACAGCCACAGCCTCTCGGCGGAGCTGAAGGCCTTTTACGACACGGAGCTGCTGGAAAACGCCAGAACCGAGCTGTTTTACGCCCAGTTTGCCAAGCGCCAGCCCCTGCCTGCCAACCACCACGGCAGCGTGGAGTGGCGCAAGTGGAACACCTTTGACAAGGCGGCAAAGCTCACCGAGGGCGTGATCCCCACCGGCCAGAAGTTCGGCGTCACCGCCGTGACCGGCGCGGTGGATCAGTACGGCACCTACACCGCCATCACCGACAAGCTGGAGCTGCGCGCCTACGACGACGTGATCCTGGGCGCCACCGAGGAGATGGGCGCCTCCGCCGCCGAGACCCAGGAGGCC